ATACATATTTACTTAAATAATTCTGTTGGTATAGGTGAGCATCCTCAACATATTGAAGAAGTAGATAAGCTAGTTGAAAAAATTGCAAACGCGGAAGAAAAATTAAAGATACTACAGGAGTTTAAATTATAATGTTAAAAGAAGAAGTGGTCATAATCACTAGATTACAAAAATATTTAAAAGATAATTATCACTCTATTGGAGAAAATATGATGTCTGGTGGAGTTGACAATATGGAAAAATATAAGTATATGTTGGGCAAAGCACATGCATATGTGAATATTTTACAGGAAATCTCTAACCTGCTAGAACCTAAGGAGCAAAAAAATGATACTAAAACAAACAACGTCATCCAATTCGGAAATACCGAAGACTAAATCAGCCTTACTAGATAAATATGAAGACGACCATAAAAAAGAGGTCGAGGGCTACGAACGTTTAAAAACAAAAGAAACAGAAAAATTACCAAAACCAACTGGGTGGAGAATGATAGTTCTTCCATTTAAAATGCCTGAAAAAACAAAAGGTGGTTTATACATTGGTCAAGAAACTTTAGAGCGACAGCAAGTTGCATCAACATGTGGATTAGTTTTAGCACAGGGTCCACATTGTTATGATAAAGAAAAATTTCCTGAAGGCCCATGGTGCAAGACTGGAGACTGGGTAGTCTTTGCACGTTATGCAGGGTCCAGGATACAAATCGACGGTGGTGAAGTTAGAATATTAAATGATGATGAAGTTCTTGCCACAATCGAAAATCCAGAAGACATACTTCATCAATACTAATCATAGGAGTAAACTATGCAAGAAGCAGAAAAAACAGTAGATATAGATACATCTGGTCCGTCAGTAGACGTAGAGTTACCTGAAGATAAAAAAATTGAGGTAGAAGAATCTACAGAACAGACAACAGAAGAATCTACTGAAGACAATAGAACATATGAAAAGAAAAAAGATCATGGTACAGATATTTCATATGAAAATGAAAGAGAAACAAAACTTGATGAAAAAGATGATCAAGAAGAAAAGAAAGACGAAAAAGAAAAAGAATTAGAAAAATATTCTGAGTCCGTTCAGAAAAGAATAGCTAAACTAACTCATAAATGGAGAGAAGCAGAGAGACAAAAAGATGAAGCTTTAACTTATGCAGAAAAAATGATTCTTGCTAAGAAAAAAGCAGAAGATAAAATCTCGAAGCTTGAACCAGGATACCTTCAATCAACAGAAGAAAGTATCACTTCAGGTGTACAAGCAGCACAAGCAAAACTTGCTGCAGCTAGAGAAGCAAACGATCTAGCAGCAGAAGCAGAAGCTTTGACTACAATATCTGAATTAGGTTACAAAAAAGCTAAACTTGAAGAAACGAAAGTTGCTCAGGAAAACTATAACAAACAAAAAGAAGCAAAACCTGAAATTACGTTAAATAGAACACAGCAGCCGCAAGCGGCTCCTGATCCAAAAGCAGAAGATTGGGCTACAAAAAATGCATGGTTTGGACAAGATTCAGCCATGACTTATACTGCCTTTGATCTTCATAAGAAGTTAACGGAAGAAGAGGGTTTTGATCCAACAAGTGACGAATATTATTCGGAAATAGATAAAAGAATTAGGCTTGAATTTCCGCATAAATTTGATAAAAAAGATCCTACGGAAACGACTAAGCCCGTGCAGACAGTAGCATCAGCTAGAAGAAGCACAAAAAGTGGTCGCAAAACTGTACGTCTCACGCCTTCACAGGTAGCAATCGCTAAAAAATTAGGTGTGCCACTTGAAGAATATGCAAAACAATTAAATATCACGAAGGAGGTATAGCATATGGAAAATGATAATAAGAGAGCCTCACGTGCGAGTCAGACTAGAGAAAAAACATCTCAGAAAAAAGTTTGGTCTCCACCATCATCTTTAGATGCACCACCTGCGCCAACAGGTTTCAGACATAGATGGGTAAGAGCTGAGAGTCTAGGTTTCAATGACACTAAGAATGTCTCTGGAAGAATTAGACAAGGTTATGAATTAGTAAGAGCTGATGAATATCCTGATTCAGATTATCCCGTGGTTGAAGATGGCAAATATGCAGGAGTGATCGGAGTTGGTGGCCTTGTGCTGACAAGGGTGCCCGAAGAGATCGCAAAGCAAAGACAAGATTACTATGCCAAACAAGGTATGGAACAAGTCGAAGCGTTAGATAACGATCTTATGAAGGAACAGCATCAGAGTATGCCAATCAATATTGATAGGCAGTCTCGTGTAACCTTCGGTGGCTCAAAGAAAAGTTAATTTTTTAACGATTCCAAACCATCAAAGGATAAATCAATAAATGTCTAAAGGAGGACACAACTATGGCAAATAAAGACGCCGCTTTCGGTTTGAGAGCAATAGGAAAAGTTGGTCAGAACAAAGACAATCAAGGTTTATCCGAGTACAGCATCGCAGCTTCTGCGACTGCTATTTATCAAGGTGACCCAGTAGAAATTTTAGCTACTGGTACAATTGGTGTAGCGGCAGCAGGTGATGCTTTATTAGGACCCCTTAATGGTGTCTTTTTCACTGATGCTTCAACAAGCAAACCAACATTTGCGAACCATTTGAAGGCATCTAATACAGCAACTGACATTGTCGGTTTCGTATCAGATGATCCTTATGAAAGGTTCGAAGTTCAATCAACTGGCGCAACTGCAGCAGCAGACGTCGGGTTAAACGCTGACATTAGTTATACAGCAGGAAGTTCACCAAGTTTCGTTTCAAAAGTGGAACTTGATCAATCAGATCAAAAGACTGGTACTGCTCAACTAAGAATAATTGGTATCTCTAAAGATCCAGACAATAACGAAGCAGGTTCTGCTAACGTTAATCTTGTTACGATCATTAACGAACACCAATTAAAAGGCACAACAGGAGTATAAGGAGTATAATTATGGCGATAAGTAGAGGACAACTAGTCAAGGAACTAGAGCCAGGTTTGAATGCCTTATTCGGCCTGGAATATAAACAGTACGAGAATCAGCATGCTGAGATCTACGTTACAGAATCTTCTGACAGAGCGTTCGAAGAAGAAGTAATGTTATCAGGATTTGCTCAAGCTCAGGTTAAACCTGAAGGTTCTGGAGTGACTTTTGACAATGCTCAAGAGACTTTCACTGCTAGATACACTCACGAAACAGTGGCTTTAGCGTTCTCGATCACTGAAGAAGCTATTGAAGATAATCTGTATGACAGATTAGCATCTAGATACACAAAAGCGTTAGCTAGATCAATGGCACAAACAAAACAAGTTAAAGCTGTTAATCCATTAATTCAAGGATTACCAACTACTAACAATTTCAATTCAGGTGATGGTGTTTCATTATTTAACACTTCTCACCCGACAATTGCTGGTACGGTTAAAAACACTTTAACAACTCAAGCTGACCTTAATGAAACTTCATTAGAGCAATCTTTAATTGATATCGCTCAAATGACAGATGAAAGAGGTTTAAAAATTGCAGCAAGAGGATTGAAAATGATCATTCCTTCTGAGCTACAATTCACAGCAGAAAGACTGATGAAGTCTGAGAAAAGAGTTGGAACAGCTGATAATGATATCAACGCTGTAAGATCTATGGGAATGGTTCCACAAGGTTATGTGGTTAACAATTTCTTAACAGATACAGATGCGTTCTATATCACTACAGATGTGCCTAATGGTATGAAATACTTCCAAAGAGCAGCTATTAAAACTGCTATGGAAGGTGATTTTGATACTGGCAACGTAAGATACAAAGCTAGAGAAAGATACTCATTTGGAGTATCTGACTTCAGAGGTATCTTCGGTGTTGAAGGTGCTTAATACCTAAATTTTTGTGGCGGGACATAGTTCCGCCACAATTACTACATATTCTAGAAAGTCTTATGAAAAATTTTAAAGTTAAAATACATGCAGATGATTACTGCACAGAATTCAATGTCTTTTCAGAAGACGACCCTATCTCACTTGAACAAGCTATAGTTGACAAACTAGGAGAAAATGCTATAACTTGGGAGTATACGGGAGATATGTATGACTCTCGTAAGTACAGAATAACCTATGAGGAGGTTATAAATGGACAACCACATCCAGGAGCTTTACCAACAGAAAAAAGCTCTAGACAAAAAGTGGGAGCAGGAGCATAAGAGTGAAGGAAGATACACTCTTAATATGGTTAGAATCGACCACAAAATTAGAGAGTTGATTAATCATATAAAAATGGCAGAGGCACAAGCTGCACACAAAACTGCGCCCCAAGTTTCTGTAGCTACTTAATAAAAAAGCTACATCGTTGGAAAAATCCAATCCACATCACGGGATCTCTTGCACTCTACTTAAAACTGTTGTATAAAAAACACACTATACAATTATTAGAACATAGACGCGTATAGTCGACGGCCTAGAGACTATGTTCGGAAAACTAGGAGGATACAATTATGGCAAAAACTACATTTCAAGGACCAGTAAAATCACTTAATGGTTTTCAAAGTGTTGGAACAGGAAATTCTGTTAGCATCGCAGCAGGTGCAACTTCTTTAACTGTCGATACACACGCTGGTAAAATGTTATATCACAACGTTGCTGGTGCAGCTACTTTGACTTTACCTGCAATCAACTCTTCATCTGATTCAGGTGTTGCGGGTCCAGGTAACGATCCAAACTCAGCAAACAATTTAGGTGCTTCTTTTGAAATCTATATCGGGACAACTAAAACTGGTGACTTTGTTTTACAAGTTGCTAATGCTAGTGATACAATGACTGGTAATGCAATCATCGTTGATACAGATACAAACGACGCTGCTGAAGGTTTTATGACTGCAGCTGCATCTGATACTATTACTTTAAACGGTAGTACAACAGGTGGATTAGCTGGTTCAGTTATAACTTGCAAAGCTATTGGTGCTAATAGATGGGGTGTTACAGTCTCATCTGGAGGAACTGGTAACTTAGCTACGCCGTTTAGTGCAGCAGTAAGTTAATAATTAATTTAGTGTGGGCCTTCGGGCCCATACCTAATTTAACGGAGAATATAAAATTATGAAAAGTGATGTAAAAGCAGTAAGAGTTACAGGAGCTGGTGCAGTATTTGCTGGAAGAACAAGATTAAGAGGTATAGTTCTTGTTTCTGATGGTGGAGGATCTGCTGGAGGAATAACTTTACAAGATAATACAGATAGTACAACTTTGTTTCAAGGTGACGTTGCAAATGGTGATGTCTTTGCATTAAATATTCCAGAAGATGGAATTTTGTTTCCAGGTGGAATGAAAGTATCTGCAATACCAAACGTAACAGCAGCGACTTTATTGATAGACAAGTAGGAGGTTAAATGGCTAACACTACCTCTGGAACAGCTACCTTTGAAAAAGGTTTTTCTATTGCTGATATTGTAGAAGAAGCTTATGAAAGAATTGGTATTCAAGGAGTATCAGGATATCAATTAAAAGGTGCAAGAAGATCATTAAATATTTTATTTCAAGAATGGGCAAACAGAGGTTTGCATTATTGGGAAATTGCAAATAATTCAATTACATTAGTTAATGGTCAATCTGTTTACACTATGTTTAGATCAACATCTGATGGCACATCTGATGCAACAGCTGTGTATGGTGTTGAGGATGTATTGGAAGCATCTTTTAGAAACTCAGACAATATTGATTTTCCACTTACAAAAATAAATAGATCAGAGTATCAATCTTTTTCAAACAAATCAGATAAAGGTGTACCAACACAATATTTTGTGCAGAGATTTATAGATAAAGTAACTATTACCTTATACCTAACACCTGGAACAAATGAAGCAGGTAAAAAAATAAATTATTATTATGCAAAAAGAATTCAAGATGCAGGAGACTACACTAATGATGCTGATGTACCTTATAGGTTTGTCCCTTGTATGCTTGCAGGTCTTTCGTATTATTTAGCAATAAAATTTGCTCCTGAAAGAGTTCAAGTTTTAAAAATGTTATATGAAGACGAATTACAAAGAGCTTTACAAGAAGATGGGTCTTCGTCTAGTTCTTTTATTACACCCAAAACTTACTATGAAGGATTATAATGGGTAACACAAGTAGAGCAAAATATGCAAAAGCCATATCAGATAGATCAGGAATGGAGTTTCCATATAATGAAATGGTGAGAGAGTGGAATGGATCTCTTGTTCACAATTCAGAATATGAAGCTAAACATCCTCAACTTGAACCAAAGCCAGCTCCATCTGACACTCAAGGATTAAAAAATGCAAGACCTGATAGAACAGAATCTACAACACAAAATTTATTACCAGGTAATCCGTTTAAGATTACCTCTGGATCAACAACAATCACTGTGACTGAGCCATCTCATGGTAGAAGCACATCAGATACTGTTGTTTTTAGAAATGTTATTGGAAGTCCAGGAGGTATTGCGTACACAGTCTTTGAAAGTGCATCTGGATATGCTATAACAAAAGTAGATGCAGATAAATATACTTTTACTTTAGGTGGTACACCAACAGTAACAGAAAATGCAGGAGGAATGACAGTAACAGCAGGACCTGTTACGTTAACACCATAATATGGCATACACTTTAACAAATTTACAAGACGATATTAAAGACTATACTGAAGTCGATAGCACTGTATTTTCTACAGCTGTTTTAAATACTATAATTAAAAATGCAGAAAACAGGGTATATAGAGAATCTGATTCTGATGATAATAGATTTTATGCAACATCTAATTTAGTTACAGGTAATAGATACGTAACTATTCCATCTGATTTAAGAATTATTAGATATATTCAATTAAAAGATTCAAATAATAAACAAGTTTTTTTAGAAAAAAGAGATACATCTTTTATGTCTGAGTTCTATAATACACCTGCAACTCAGTCAGGTCTTCCAAGATATTATGCTAATTGGGATGCTAATTTTTGGGTTGTAGCTCCTACACCTGATAGCACTTATGAAATAACTTTAGCTTATGTTAAACAACCAACAAGCTTAACAGATTCTAGTGTTAGTTCTACAGGAACTTATGTATCTAATAAATATCAAGATTTACTTTTATACGCTGCTCTGGTAGAAGCATATGGATACTTGAAAGGACCCACAGATATGTTACAATACTACGAAGGGTCTTATCAAAGAGCTTTACAATCGTACTCTATTGAACAACAAGGTAGAAGACGCCGAGACGAATGGCAAGATGGGGTTATTCGTACTCCTTTAAGATCCGATTCACCATCAAAATACTAAGGAGATAACTTATGGCTAATATAGTACCTGACTCTTTTAAAACAGATCTTTTAAAAGGAACGTTTAATTTCAAATCCAGCGGTCAAGGTGGAGGAGATACTTTTAAAATTGCTCTGTATACATCGTTAGCTGCTTTTAGTACTTCTACAACTGAATATATAACCACGAATCAAGTTGCAAATGGTAACGGTTATACAACAGGTGGAAATACTTTAACTAATGCTGGTGTATCTATAAGTAGTAATGTTGCTTTCGTTGACTTTGATGATACAACTTGGTCTTCAGCATCTATTACTGCAGTTGGAGCTCTGATTTATAAAAGTAGTTCAAATAATGAAGCGGTATTAGTTCTAGATTTCGGAGGAACAAAAACTTCTACAAGTGGAGATTTTCAAATTGTTTTCCCAGCCGCATCTAGTTCTGCAGCTATCATTAGAGTTGGCGACGCATAATTTTAAGGATTAAATAAATGGCACTTGTATTTAACGATAGAGTTAAAGAAACTTCTGTTACGACTGGAACAGGCACTCTTACTTTAGATGGTGCAGTTCAAGGTTTTGAAACATTTTCATCAGCTATTGGTAATAGTAATACAACTTACTATGCAATAGAACTACCTGGAACTACTGAATTTGAAGTAGGTCGTGGAACTGTTTCTGCAGGTCAATTAGCTAGAACACAAGTTATCTCATCATCAAATAGCGATAGCCCTGTAGATTTTTCCGCAGGAACTAAAATTGTATTTTGTACTTTACCTGCTTCAAAAGCAGTTATTAAAGATGCAAGTGACAATGTAACTTTACCAGGAGATTTAACAGTTGATACAAATACTTTATATGTAGATAGTTCTAATAATAGAGTTGGTATAAATGATTCCACTCCTTCACAAGCTTTAGATGTATCAGGTAGATCAAGAGCAACTAGATTTGTGTCAAGCACAGGTGGAGCTGCAGCTGACGCCGCTTTTTATTTAAACGATACAAATGGTTTAGGAATATTCTCACCTGCGGCAAATGAATTTGCAATAAGCACTTCTACAAGTGAAAGATTAAGAATAGATTCTTCAGGTAACGTAGGGATTGGAACAACAAGTCCTTCAACTCTTTTACATCTTTCATCAGCTGACCCGCAGATAACTATCACAGACACCGATGGATCAGGAAGCCAGGTTATAAAAGCTGTTACAGATAATTTAGAAATAGTATCATCTAATCACATTAAATTTGATGCAGATTCTGGATTATTTGCATTTAAAGATTCAGGAACAGATGTTTTTTCAATTACAAACACTGGAAATATTGTATTTAAAACTGTCGTATCTGATTCAGATTTATCAATAAGAGGTAACGACGGTGGTTCAGAAATAACTGCATTAACTCTTGATATGTCAGAGGCAGGTGCTGCTACGTTCAACAGCACAGTAACAGCAAATGCAGGTCTTAAAGCTGATAATATTACAATCGATGGCACAGAAATAGATTTATCTTCAGGTGATTTAACCATTGATGTTGCAGGTCAAATAAATCTTGATGCTGACAGTAATGGTTTAGTAACTATTAATGATGGCGGAACACAAATAGGTAGTTTCTTTAAAACTGCTTCTACATTTTCAATTAAATCAGACGTACAAGATAAAAGATTAGAAATTAAAGGTAACGATGGTGGTTCAGAAGTTGTTGCTGTAGCATTTCATATGGCCAATGCAGGTCAAGCAAATTTCAATGATAAAATTATTTTAAACGCTAACAAAGTTATTGAGTTTGGAGACTCAGGTGAAACTATATCAGGTGATGGTACAAATTTAACAATTGCTTCAAGTGGTAAAACAATAGTTGATTCTACTGGAGACATTGAATTAGACGCTAGTTCAGGTATTGTTGATTTTATTTCAAATGGAACTGTTTTTGGTAATGTTGCAGCTTCAAGTGATAACTTTACAATAAATGCTCGTGTAAATAATAAAGATATATCATTTACAGGACTAGATGATTTTTCAACAATAACAGCACTAACTTTAGATATGTCTGAGGCAGGTGCTGCTACGTTTAATGATAAAATTATTTTAGGTGCTAATAAATCAATTGAGTTCGGAGATTCAGGAGAAACAATTACAGGAGATGGAACTAATTTAACAATTCTATCAAGTGGATACATGGAAGTAAAATCCGCTGGAAATCTTCTTTTAGATAGTACAGGCGGTTCTATACTTCTTAGAGATACTACATTAAACTTATTACAAATTTCAAAAAGTGGATCAGTTGATGCAGTAATAAAACAACCACAATCAGATGGTGATTTACTTATTAAAGGTAACGATGGTGGTTCAGAAATTACAGCATTAACTCTTGACATGAGTGAAGCAGGTGCTGCTGCTTTCAATAGCACAATAACAGCAGACAGTGGTAAAGACGTAATTTTAGGTAAATTTGAAGGCTCTAATTTTGCAAATTCAATCTTAATTGGTCATTCAGACTCAGGAAGTTTAAACAATGCACAAGGAAACGTTGGAGTTGGAATTACAGCATTGGATGCTTTGGTCACTGCAGATAATAATGTTGCTGTAGGATTTGGAGCTCTAAGTGCAAACGCATCTGGTAATTCAAATACTGCATTAGGTCAAGATTCATTAGCGGTAAATAACAGTGGAGCTGAAAACACAGCTGTGGGCTCACGATCATCATACTTATTAGCTAATGGAACTGGTAACACCACAATAGGATTTAAAGCTGGTGAACAAATGAACAACGCTGATGCTGATTACAATATTTTAATAGGACACTCAGCTGGAGATAATATTACGGAGGGAGCTGGTAACGTAATAATAGGAAGCGTAGATGCAGCTACAGCAGATGGTGATAGAACATTAAAAATTGCTGGATATGATGGATCAACAACTACGACTTGGATTACAGGAGATAATTCTGGAAACATAACAGTTTCTGGAACAGTAACAGCAAACGGAGAGGTTTTAACAGCAGGAGTATCGGCAGGGTTCGCCGTAGCAATGGCAATTGCACTTTAGCCGAAATTAATATATAAGGAGAATTATGGCACAAGATTTTGAACGAGTAAGACAAAGAAATGTAGGAACATCCGCAACAGCTATTTTAAGTGTCAATAGTGATGATGCGATTATTTCTATTCGTTGTGCAAACACAACTACCTCAACAATAAATATTGAAGTATATATAGAATCTGCCAGTGCTAATTATTACCTAATAAAAAATTGTCCAATCGTTAGTGGCGGATCTTTAGAACTTATTGACGGAGGATCAAAAATTGTTTTACAAAGTGGAGATATAGTTTATGTTAAATCAGATACCGCTTCAAGTTTAGACGTATGGATGTCAACAGTTGATGCAATTAGTACGTAAGGAGATTCATGGCCTATTTAGGAAACGCACCAAAAGGAAATTTACTTACCATGAACTCTTCGCAGTTCAGTGGTGATAATTC